TCTGTACCCGTATTGGCAGTAATTACCATATCGGCCGTACCACCATCATTTGAATTTACAATGTTGGTTTGAATGTAAGAATTACCTGACGCATAAAATTGTGCAATAGTGTTTGGTAAGAATGTCTGGTTGTTACCAACGTTCAAGATTTCATTTGAAAACAAACCTTGTGCAAGTGTATGTGCGGTGAATTTACCAGTAACACCCGAGGTTACATCCACACCCATAAACAAACTGTTGGATGTATTGGCATCTAAATTAGCCAGTGTTGGTAGTTGCGAAATTTTTACTGTTGACATTGTTTACCCCAATAGGATTATGTTCTCATCTTCTGTTGTAATATTATCACCATCTTCTGTGGTGATTTCCGGTATGTATGTGAGTCCAACTGGACCATATAATTTTATTTGACTTGATGTTAGTGTACTATTTGCAACAAAGGTGCGTTTTACATCAAGGTAAGAATTTGCATTTGAACTTAAGTTACTTGTTAGATAAATTTTTCCATTAATATAATCAACTGTGTTGACTGTCTTACTTGTGTTATTGTCCACAAGAACAACATCACCTTTATAAACGATATCTCTTATTGGATATTCACTGTCACTGTAGTTTCCATTATTCATCAAGTCATATAGACCAGTCAATGATGTAATATTTAGTACGTTGGAACCAGAATTGCCTGTTACCACCGCAACGTTTGCATAGGTCAACCAAACATTACTTTCAAGTGTAACCGTATTTGCTTCCGCATCAACATCAACAATTAATGAATGAACATTTGGACCATTTTTTGTTTCTATATTAATATATGAATAATATGGTGTTACAATTTGATCCAAAGGTGCACCAAGCAGACTATTGAATCGGATTATATTATTACTCTTGTTGTCAAAATCGGTCACAATTGTTACCGCATCATTCACATAAGAACCAAGATAATAAGATAATGGATTAGCGGAATATAATGCGTCATATCCATGTAAGTCAACTTGATTATTGGACTTCAGACCGTAACGGCCCAATACATTTGTTCCAACTGGATGCAATAGTCCCAATAGAACTTCTCTGTATTTTGAAATCTCTTTATCAACTGTAATCAAATAGGTAAAGTTATTGTACCTATCGTCCTGCATAATGTCAAATGAACTTGGTTGTCCTTGTGAGGTCAAATATTGTCCTTGGCCAATTACCAAACCATTTAAGAATGTTGCATTGGCTTTTGCGGAACCATCACCATATGTGATGTAACCTTGTTTGTTGTATTGTCTTGTGAATACTGTTCTATTGCCTGATGCATCGAAATAAGTATATGATTTTGCAAACTGTGGGAAAGTAGAATTTGCCATTTTCAAGTTGATGTTTCTATCTTCACCTAATATCTTCAACATCAAATTTGGATTTGGGTTTGCATTGTAGTTAAACACTTGTAGGTTGTATAGTGACAACTCGGTGTTTGCATCAGCAGCCAACAATGAAATTGAATTAACTCTAGCAGTATATGTTGCTAGGTTAATTGTTGGACCTTGGTAAATATACTCACCTTTACGTGGCAAGTTTTCAATCGCAACGTTTGATACAACAATATCTTGTACCTTTAATGACACACCTGGTTGAGATTCATAATCTTCACCGTAATTGTCCAACGAAATAGTTGTAACAGAACCAACACGGTCTACAACTAAAGAAAATTCTGCACCAGTACCTAGTATTCCAGGTACAGTCAACACAGCACCAGATGCAGTTGCATTTGCTGAATTAACTGTTACTGATGGTAAAAATTCATTCTTGTAACCTTGGCCACCCAATGGATACAATGGAAAAGGATCAGCTGGATCAAACAAGTAAGAAATACCGGTGATTGCACCGTTTGCACCTACTGAGGTCACGTTTGCATATGCACCATATCCTGAACCACCATTGAATACTATCCTGTCGTTTGCCTGATACCAACCACCACCATTAATGATTTGAATTGGTGCTAAGATACCAAGAGGTGCAATATCAGAATGTGCGGCAGAGTAAACATCATTCTCATCTTCTGTTGGTATGGTTGACACAACATTAATCTCTGGTATAGAAGAAATTCCACCACCGCCGTTGTCAACAATCATACTAAAGATTGAACTTGTTTCTAGTGTAGAGAATGATAGAGCATCAATCAATCTAGTGTTTGCATTGGCAGTAGCCATGTTTGCGAAAAAGAATTGACTGTTTCCAATTAAAATATCTTCTTTGAAACCAATAACATCTGTGGTGATATAACTAACATTTGCTCGAGCGTTACTAACAGCTGCAGCGGTTTTAATCACTGCATTTTCTGCCAATGGATTTGATGACTCAACTGTTGCAGTAAGACTTACAACAGCTTGAGCATTCACAGAAGGCACATATTTTATGCTTGTTATTGAACCGTTTTCATCCACACTTGTAACAAACGCAAACGGTGAATCATCATAGATTACTCTATCGTTAATTCTATAACCTGTACCACCATTTACGATTGTGTATGAAGGTGGCAAGTATTGTGCTAGTGCATACACGTTTGCTTTGGCACCACCACCATTTGGTATTGTCACTATTGTATTTGGTTTCAATGAGTAACCAAAACCACCGTTGACTACACTAATACGTTGTAAGGAACCTTTTGTTGTTTCTGAAACGAAAGCTGATGCACCAACGCCAGTAGTAACATCATCCATACCATCATAGACAACAACAGGATCACCTGGTTGATACAAAGAACCACGTTTTACTGAGTTGACTTTGATTTGACTGATTTGACCTACAATTTTTGCAGTAAGTATTTCATCATCAAATAATACATCTTGATTATTTGAATCAACAATCTTTATAAATTCTCCAGACTCAAACAAACGTTGAATGTCGGAGATAAAAATTTCTGTCTTGTCACCAACTAGAACCGCAGCCTCAATGGTGGCAATAGATTTTGATTCTAAACCAAATACTCTTAGGTTTTTGGTGTTTAAAAAATTACGGTTACTTGATGCAAGTTTTAAACTCTTTGAAACATACCATGTACCAGCAGACGCTTTGAACACGGCTTCTTTGGTATTAAACACTTCAAATTCTGAATTGAATAATACACGGAAAAGAAACTCATAAGATGCATGAGTGCCTTTTGTTTGATACAGTTGTCTTGCGACTTTGATTGTTTCTTCTTTACTTAAGAGTGTATCTTTTGGAAAGAATGGTAGAAAGTCATTCGTGAAATAATCTAAAAATTCTTCTGTTGTGGTATCAACATCTTTATAAGTTAAAAGATTTTTAGTTCTTTCGGTGACTTTACCTGTTTGTTCCATCCATTCATAGTATGCTTGAATGAATGTATGAAACTTTTGGTATTCATCATTGTCACGGATGTGCTCAGGTAATTGGTTCTTGACCAATAATGAAGTTAGTTGGCCGTTGTCTATCATGTTGATTTGGCTGTTACGTTAACAATGATTGATTGTGGATCATATTCGTCCACCGTAATGATTCTGTTGTAAGAAGAAGAAACAATACTTGTTGTTGGTGTTGCGGTCAATGTTAATAGACCCAAAGGATTGTCAACAGTTATTGGTGCAAATGCATTTAGTGTGATGATACCTGCATTGTAATCGACTGTACCAATATTTCCATTAAATACTGTTTTGACATTTAATGTGTCATTATAGTATGTTCTCAATGTACCATATTTACCCTCAAGTGCAACAGTTGCTGCACCTAAAGTACCTGTTGTATCATTCACTGAATTTGTAATTGTTACTATTGCTGAAGTGTAACCTGTACCTTTTGTCAATACATTTATACTCTTGATGACACCGTTAACAACCACAGCCTGTGCAGTTGCACCAGAACCATCACCCAATATAGTGACTACTGGTGGATACTCGTATCCAAAACCTGGATTAGTAACAGTGATTGATTCGACACCACCTGTAGATGAGGGCACTTCTTCAACATAAAGGCCTTGAATTGTTTGTGCCAAATTTAATGGGTTTCTATAAACAACTGTTGGTGAACTCAAGATACCAGTTAAGAACATACCTTTCTTGAGTTCAGTACCATAATACAACTTGTATGTTGTCGGTGTGGTTAAATTTGGAAAGAATTTCTTCTGTAACTTAATGGAAATTTCATTTGTAATGATTGAAGAATCTACGGCATTGATTCTGTTATTAAATTCAGATGATTTAAATGTTGAATTGAATGTGTTTAGTGTAGACTTAGCATAATTATTGATTGCAGAACGAACTGAAGATTTAATTTGTTCTGATGTGAGTACGGTTTTCTTAGGATCATACAACACATTTGCTGTAATTTGAATGTAAGTATAATCTGGATCAACAATAGTTGGTTCAACAGTCATTATTGAAATTGGTTTCAAAACATCTTTAATTAGTTTTGCTTTTTGGTTTTCTGTGATTGTATATGCACCCGTTGGTTTCATACAAACAAACACACGACCATAAACTGGAGGATCATTTTGTTGGCCACCCCAGACATTGACCGCATCAAAAGAGTAACCTAAATTGTTTTGTTGAATTGCAGTTATGTAGTCGTCTTTTGTTACTGCACGGCCTTGGGCCGCATAGGACTTAGGTGCCTGAAACTTGATAGAATCTAATGATTCTTTGACAGAACCTTGTGATGCGGATGTGATTGGTGTGATAGATGTATTGCCATAACCACCAACAGTACTCATTATCACAAAATTGTTTGCACCTGTCGATCCGGTACCTTTTGTTGTAACATAAGAAATTCTAACAATGTTTCCATTTTTTAGAGATTTACCCAACACACCATTACCAAAATACACTTCATAGTAACCATTTATACCTTCTTGCAAGAAATATACAAGAGAATCACCATCCAGTGTCAAATAATTTGATGCTGCCGAGTATGTTGTGGTAAAATTATTTGAACTAGATTCTTGTACAGATATCAAAAGTGTTGTTGTATCAACACCCACATCTGGTATTTTAAAGAATGATTTTGGATTATTTGTTACATCAACGACAAATGAGTAGTTTGAAGCCTGACCTTGTTTCAATGTTACTTCATTGAATTGTGCAACACCGTTAACAACATTTACTGTTTTTGAATCTATGTTCACGAAATTATAATTTACACCATCAACCGATTCAGAAAGAAAATTTGTATATTTTGGTAGAGTTAATGAAGTTTCATATACTTGATTAACAGTCAAATTGATTGTTGCAGAAGGTGCAATGGCTGATTTTGGTGTGTAGTTTAGTAGTTTTGCTTGAGATACAACAGAATTTCTTTGTAATGCTGTGTCCATGAACATTTCATTTGCAACCATATTTAAATAGTATGCATTATATTGCGTATTATACGCCAACACATCTAATAATGTAGATATCGCAGAACCTTCATAATTATAATCTTGAAGAACATCGTTGTCCTTCATGTAGTTTTTCAAACTGGTTTTTATTGAATCAAAATCCAATTCGGTGATGTTAAAATTTGAGTTAGCACCTGCCATTTTATCTGTTTCTCTCTAAAAAAACTGTTATAGTAGTTGGTTGGGTCGCATTTGCTATGTAAAATGTCATTGTAACATCATAAGCATTTCTATCAACATATGGTGTTACAACAACACTTTTGAGATTTACCCTAGGTTCATAATTTCTTATCGCAACAGATATCTCTTTTTCTAATGCAGTTGCAGTTATAGCAGAAATATTTTCAAATAATAGGCCATCAACATTTGAACCAAAATCTGGATTCCACATCTTTTCATATTTTTTTGTCAACAAGATGTTTCTTATTGAACGGATGATTGCTTGACTGTCATAACTTAAAGCAATATCATTCACTACTGGCCTCTTAGCTAGTGTGAAGTCTATATCGGAGTAAAGTTTCTGTATGGTTGCCATCTTTTATTTATGTCTAGGAGTAAAACGCTTTTTTGGACTTTTGAAACTGTCGGAGAAAATTCTTGGGCCGGAACGCAAAAATTCGAAATTTTGGTAATTATGCAATTCTTGACTTAGATTTATCAGTACCAATTAAATTATTAATTAAATACTTTTCTGTTTCTCCGACATTGTTTAATCTTTTGGTTTTATTGTATGCATCAATAAAATACCTCAAATTTGCGTAAAAATCAATATCCGCAATTCTTCTCAGGTTCATAAAATCATTTATTTTATTGATATGATTCGTTATTGTTGTAATCTGTGTACTTGTCAGATTGGTGGTTGATGAACTTGGACTTATTACATTTATACTATTTTGCACTTGTTGTTTGTATGTGGTCAATATTTCACTATTCGCTGCCATTTGCGGTTCAATCAACAAGCTTGTAAAATTACCCATAATAGGTGAAGTATCTTGTATTCCATCTGTTTGATTGGTTATGTACAATGCCGTTCTACCAGCACCTATAGCCTGGTCCAAATAAGGCGTCAGGCTGTCGGAACCATCAAATTCTGTTACTCCAGACTGTTTATTTGTGTGAGTTAAAAACAAATATGCATTTGCTTCTAAACCTTGTGCTGCAGCTCTCAAAGAAGTCAAATTTGCAACATTATTGGAAGACATGTAAATGGTATTCGCACTGTCTTTTATATTCATAGTCACACTTTGCATAGGATTTTGATAATAACCATCAAAATCATCATTTGCAATATCTTGTGCTTGCCATTCCGAGACAAACGGTGGCATTCTTTCTAGGTGTTCTTTTGTATCATCCGATAATTCTTGTATATGACCGTTTGGATCGTCAAAATTATAACCAAAAGAATGAAAAATTCCTGATGCATTAGCCACTGCTACCATATTATATTACTCCTTACACAAATGGACCTGTTATTGGTGGTGTTGTTGGTGCGCCCATATTACCATTTCCGTGTATATGTGAACCATATATCGCACTATTCACTTGGTCGCTCATTAAAACTGCGTCCATAACAGTAATTTTTGCCAACGAAAAATTGGCCAATGGTGCGTTTACTGATACAACAGCATTTACACTGGTCAGTGCGTTAATTTGCCCTGGAACTGCAACCGGTGTCGCCGGTGTTGGGAAACCAGCAGATACGCCTCCAGATGTTGTGAATCCCGCCGGACCAGCAAAAACACCTACACCAGCAGTTACTCTAGATTCAGCATTTAACATGTCTGCATGAATTGAACCACCAACGTTTAAGTCTGATGCCACAGAGATATGGTCAGCAGCACCAAGATACATTGTACCACCAAAATTTTCATCAGCTGTCATTCTTACATCGGCATCACCAGAAATATCAATATCACCAATACCCCTAATGTTTGTTTCACCTTTTACCTGTAAATTATAATCACCATGAACTTGTATGTTCATGTCTTTCATGACCTCCAAGTTACAATCACCATTAATTTGTATGTTACAATCACCACCTATCAATATATTTTTATTGGAAACAATGATTGTAAAACCGTTACCATAAACTTTGTGTACTTCATCACCGTTCGGATGCATTTCAATAAATGTGCCTGTTCGATGTGTTATTGCAATACGTTCTCTTGTTGGTGTATCATCCATCTCAAACGTGTGACCGGATTCAGTTTGTTGCACATGATTATATGGATAAATTGGTGGATAAGCCGTATTTGCCGCAGACTCCGGTTCTGTCCAAAAATTGGATCCTGGTGGATTATTAATGTCGCTCATAATTTATGGTCTTGATTTGTTTTGTGTTGGTTCGGTGTATTTACCATCAGGCAATGTTGCAGTGTAATTTTTAATTGTTTTGTTGGCTGCTGTGAGTTCCGATTGAGATACCGGTATCAAAAGCCCTGTTGTTGCAGCTCCGGCGATTAAAACGGCACCTGTGGCTGCTGTGGTTGCTAATTTTACAGTAGTTATTGTTTCATCAACAAGTTCTTTTGCAGAACCAACCAAATCAGAAAATCCCTCACCTTCACCGCTTGCAGTAAGTTCTTTGAAGAAATCCACCATGACACTTTTAACAAGTTTTAAGAATTTTGCCAAACATTGTCCTAATAAAGCTATCAATGCTGCAGGCAAACCCATTATCCATTGTATTAAAGCTTTAATTTTTGTGATATAAGCTAAAACATATTTTTCAAAATTAATAATATCTTTAAGATATTTTTGTGCAGTTTTTAACCATCTTGCCGCCTCTTTTAATCTGGCGGCCGCAGCTGCAAAAATACCGGATGTATCAGTAAGACCAATCATTTTCAAAATTTCACGTATACCTTCTCTAATATATTGTGCTGAAGCTTTAATGAATTTTTTCAATTCCTGATTTTTACGCATCTCATCAATAAATCCGCAAACGTGTGCTCTTTTTTGATTGTTATTGTGTTTAACGGTTCCAAAAACAATACCTCTAGCCAAAGATGCTGTCGAAGGTGCACCTTTAACATAACCACTATTTGGAGCACTAACAGGTGGGGGAATGTTATAACCACGTTCTATATATTTCGCTTTCGTTGCTTCACTCATTGAAGAAAGTCTGAGATTCTCCGCAACTGTTGATTGAAGTTCTTGAAAAGTTGGTAAATTTGGTTTTGCTTGAACTGACGCTTGTTTCAATGCTTTTTCGTTTGCTTTTGCAATTGATTCTAATGGTGTAAATCTATCATCATTATAATTTCTTGCTTGAGCAATTGATTCTGCTTGAGTTAGTGGTGGTGTTTCCACTGGTTTTATATTTACACCAGCATACAAATTATAATCTTCCGCCAACCAAGTTTGTGCTTTTGTGATATATTCTTCTGGTGTTAATAGTGTACTACCGTCTGCTGCTATGTATGGCATAATACTACTTCCTAATTTTAATTAGTATTTGATTGATATGGGTTCGATTCTTGCGATACATTTTGTGGTAATATGTCATCTTGAATCATACCAGGTAATACACCTAACATTATTGGTGCTTGTGCGGCCATACCATCCATAAAAAAACCAACAACCCAATCACCAAGTCTTGGTGATGAAACTGTCTTTGAATTATTTGTTGGATAAAGTGGTTGCGCCCAAGGTAAACTTTCAGTCGGTAATATCATTTCATTTTCGGAATGCCAACCAAAAATTCTAACTTGGCATCGACCTAAACCCAAATTGTCCGCTCTATTTTCAATAACCCCGACCCACCAAATAAAGTTGTCTTTACCAATAAATTTATTACCACTCGGTCTTACAGGCATATTAAATTACTCCACTTTGTTGACTTGAGAATTCCAAACTCGCAGTATATTTTGCTAATTCCAAAACTGTTTGAAACACACCTTGTTCTTGTATTATATGACGAATTGCTGTTACGAGATATTTTCCGGAATATAATTTATCTTCGGGTTTTATTGTTTTTTCAGCTGTTCCTCCAAGACCTAATGAACCTAGTGCAATATCCACTGTTCTTCCTACGGTGATACCAGTGTCACCTGGAATAATGCATTTCATTACCGTATAGGTGGCCATTGAAAGTTGTGCTGCTCTATTCGGCACAGCAGTACTTATACGTATGTCTTTCGCAGCATCACCTTGTGTCCTTGGCTGTTGTTGTATATATGTTTCTGTTTGTTGACTGGAATTTCCAAAAACCAAATTTACCGAACTTTCAAACATTTCTTCCGAATATTTTCCAAATCTGTTTAATGCTGTTCCAATACCTGTTGAACCTGGTAGGGATGCGTTATTGAAATTTGTTATTTTTCTGGTTCTTGTAATAGGATCAAGTTCAATTACTCTGCTTGCATACATTCCAGAATTTATAGCTCTCAAAGAATCATATGTATTTACAAATTCATATTGTAATATTGTGTATTGATTTTCGATTTTTGATTCTAAAAAGTCCGATGGTTGATATTTGTATGTCGCATATGGTGCACCATCAAACAGTGTTTTTAAAGAAGTAAAATAAAAACCATCGTTTGTTTCAAAAAATACCATATCAGCACCTAGATTTTCTCCAGGTATTGCGTAGGATGATAACCAATTTATTGCTTGAAAGGGTTTTAATTTTGGCACCAAAAAATCATAGACGCCATAAGTCGATTGTATCCATTTCAATTTATCTATAGGTACATCTAAACCTTCTTCGCTTCTTACCAAAATATTCCAAATCATATCTGAAATGGTCATACCAGTAAATGAATTTGTTATTCTCATCTGTTCAGATAAAAATAATTCTTCTGATACAAAGTGCATTGTATAAAATTCGGATGTTTTATTGCCTGTTGGTTTTCTATTACCGATTTTATACAATCTAAATTTTCTGTTTATTTTTAATGAATCACGTATATTTGGAAATCTACTATAACTTATTTGTATAATTTCTGAACCATCCAGTTTCAATTTTTCAATTATACCAAGAGCATCCCGCACAACTACATTTCCTGAGCAGGCAGGAGAAAATATATCTTCAAAAAAATTCAATTCAACAAAAAGTAATTTTATTTTGAATGTTTGTCCATTGTCAGCAATTATATCAATTGCTTCTAAATTAAAATCTTGTGCGTAATTAGCCATTTGGTTTCATTAAATTAACAAATTCTGTTTCTAATTGTGAAGCATAATCTTTATTCAATATTTTTATACTCCTTTTGGAATCATTCAACGCAACTTCATAATCATAATTCGTTACCGATTTTGTACTAATATTGACACTTAAAGTTTCTCCACCTATTGTGTAGGTATCATCATAATTATATGGTAAAATGCCATAATCTTCTTCGGAAATTATATCAACGTTTGTGTTAACAATTCGTTGAGAAGCATCAACTATGGTTGTTATTTTTTCATAGTGATGGATATCATTTAAAGTGCCATTATATTTGTTCAACACATATTGTTCAAACTTTCTTGAACTCAATGGCCAATCCCATAGTGGATCCAACATCTGATTACAATACAAAACAATCCAAAAACGATTAATATCACCATAGTACTTATAAGCGACAATTTCTGGTGTATCTTCATCTTGTATATCATATTCATAAAATACCAACAAATTGTTTAATATCCTTGGTTTGATGCTTACTCTAGCTAGAAGATTTGTATATATCGTTTTTATACTATTTTTGTCGGTATAAACAACTTTTGGTAAAGAATTAAAATATTGCATTTTAATATCCTCCGTTGATATCATCTCTGCTTAACATAGCAATTTCTTGGAATTCAATAGTTATTACTGTTTGCACTGGTGCACCATCACCATGAGATGCCCAACCACTTGGTGCATAATTAACATCAATATCTTTGATAACACATCTTTTTAATTTTGGTAAATTTACATTATGTTTATCGTGAAATTTAAAATCTATTTCAAAAAGTGCTGGTGGTACCCAAAACATACCTTTTCCTAATTGGTCGTTTCGTTTTGGTGCTGCATACATTCTTAGTTGTTTAATTATCTCCCTGACTTCTGTATTTTCTTTTTCCGAATATGGTGTAAAAGTGAAAGACATACTAAAATTTCTAAATTCGACACCATTAAACAATATTTGTTTTTGTGGATTAAAAACGAAACCACCTTTGTTAAATAACAATCTTGTAAAATCATTACTACCAGAAATAAAATTTGTACCACGATTTATAAATTTACCGAGCAAAGGTAATGCACCTGCAGCTGATGCTACGGAGGTCGAATCATCATAATTGAAAGCATTTGAAATATTAAAATTTTCAGGCATATACAAAGCAATATTACCAATTCTATTCACTCTTTCTTCTGTCATAACTCTACCAAATTCGGATAATAACTCTCCAGCTTGTGGAAGTTTGTTAATAGCAGTTGAAAAACCAGATTGTGCCTTCATTGTAACATCTTGAATTGTGGGTAATTCTATTCCTTCAGTTAATGCGTTCGTAATGAAATCGACACCAGAATTTAATACATCACCAACTCCACCGAGAGTATCTCTAAGCATATCTCCAAAATCATTACCAATAAAATCCGAACCCTGTTGTATCAGCTGGCCTCCCATATTTTCCAATTCACCCAAAGTGTATTCTTGTACTTCATAAATTGTAAAAACGACAGAATGGGCTTTCGAGTCGGTACCCAAATCTCTAGGATACTGTAGAAAGAAGTTCTTTTCAACACCAAACAAATCTATCAAAGGATTGTCTGAAAAGTTGTATGAAGGTAAATTTACACCGCCAATTGACCTTGGTATTGTGATTTGTGCCATTGTTTGTTTTCTAAAAAAGTGATATATACTATTTATGGCATATTCTGGAAGATTCCGACCTTCAAATCCTCAAAAATACGCAGGGGATTACAAAAATATCATTTATCGCTCATCATGGGAATGTCGAGTGATGAATTGGCTCGACAAAAATCCGAATATTGTATCTTGGGCCTCAGAAGAAATAACAATTCCTTATGTTTCTCCTGTTGACGGCCGTTGGCACAGATACTTTCCAGATTTTGTTGTTAAAGTTAAAGACAAGAACGGTCAACTTAGAACCATGATGCTTGAGGTGAAACCAAAGAAACAAACACAAGCACCAACACCGCAAAAACGGGTCACTAAAAGATATATTACGGAAGTTGCTACATGGGGTGTCAATCAGGCCAAATTCAAGGCGGCAACAGAGTATTGTTTGGACAGAGGTTGGGAGTTTAAACTAATAACGGAAGACCATCTTGGATTGTAACTAAATATCCGATGATAACAAAATCCATACTAACCACACTATCCGAAGAAAAAGCACAGGCTCAATATCAAACGATGAGCCGTGAATCTTTGCGTTGGTTGTTGCAGAAAGTTGCAGCACTTAGAAATCCAACTCGTCTGTCTGTTCCTATCACAAGAGAAAAAGAAAGATGGACTAGACCAGGTGACAGACAGAAGTTCCTGATGGGTGGTATGTATTATTTTGTTTACGATCCAAAAGGCAAGGCAGACTTACCATATTATGACAGATTTCCACTGGTATTACCACTTAAAAGGCAATCTGACGGGTTCATTGGGTTAAACCTACACTATTTACCACTTAGATACAGGATTCTTTTCCTGCGAAAGTTGTTAAACTTTGCAATCTACGATGAGAATGATGAAATAAAAAGAATCCGAATCACCTATCAAATCCTGGACGCTTCTTCTAAGTTGAAAGAATTTAGACCTTGCATCAAACACTACCTATACAGCCACATAAAATCTAGGATTTTGGCTGTGGAACCTAACGAATGGGATATTGCAACATATTTACCAATACACCAGTTCAAAAAGGCACAACCTAAACAAATTTGGCAAGATTCGGTCCAAGAAATAAGGAATTCTTAAATGTCACGTTCACTAAACGATTTCAAAAAAAGTTTTACTGGCGATTTAGCTAGAAATAATAGGTTTGATGTTAGTATACCTGTTCCTGTGGGTTTATTACCGTATGTTAGATATGCTCGTGATTTGCAATACAGATGCGAAACTGCACAACTTCCAGGTAGGTCATTAGCTACATTAGAACATAAAACGTATGGACCTATCGAAAAACATCCTTACATGTCAACATACAATGATATTGATTTGACATTTATTGTTGAAGATGGTATGGAACAAAAAGTATTTTTCGATACGTGGATAAACTATATTAATCCAACATATAACAACAATTTTCGATATAAAGAAAATTATGCAGTAAATTTGGGAATCAATCAATATGATTTACAGAATCAATTGACATATTCTGTGAACTTGTTTGATGCTTATCCAGTTTCAATGAATCAATTGGACTTGGACTGGAACAGTGAAGGTTACCATAAATTGACCGTTACTTTTGCATACACATACTGGAAAAACAACACGTTATTGGGATTGGGTACAGAAATACTGGATTCTGCTATGGATACTGTTGTCAGAGAATTTACTACAGAATCATCTGAAATGATATTTAACATAGCAACATTGGATGGACCTACTTATTAATTATTAAACTGAGGAGATATTATGGCTTTACCAAAACTTGAAGTGCCAACATATGAATTGGAATTACCACTTTCTAAAAAGAAAATTAAATACAGACCGTACCTAATCAAAGAACAAAAATCTTTGATGATGGCCATGGAATCATCTGATGCAACAACTATTCAACATAATGTCAGAGAAATACTTAATGTATGTACTTTGAGTAAAGATGTTGATATTGATGAACTTCCAATTATTGATGTTGAATATTATTTTCTGCAACTAAGAGCAAAATCCGTTGGTGAAATTTCAGAAACGAAATATCGTTGCAACAATGAACTTGCCGATGAAAAGGTCTGTGGTAACATCATGGAAGCAAAAATAGATGTTACGAAAATTGAACCAGAATTTGATGGTGATCCTGTTGATCCTGAAATTAAATTAACTGATAAAATAATCGTTAAGATGAAGTATCCACCATTCAGGTTGGTTAAAGATTCGATTGAACTGGAAGATATAACAGAAGTAACTTTTAATATGATAGCAAATTCAATTGATTATGTTTATGATGGTGAACAATTTCACTATGCGAAAGAACAGACAATTGATGAGTTGGTTGCTTTCATTGAACAATTGAATCAGGAACAATTTGAAGATGTTGAAAGATTCTTCAATAGTATTCCAAAATTGAGAAAACACATTGATTTGACTTGTTCACGATGCGGTTTTGAACACCACTTGAATGTGGAGGGCCTCGAAAGTTTTTTCGCCTAATACTTGGTTATGATGATTTAAAAAATTACTACAAGACTAACTTTACATTGATGCAACACCATAAGTATAGTCTTACTGAACTTGAAAATATGATACCTTGGGAACGAGATATCTATGTCGCTATGTTAATTTCATATTTGGAAGAAGAAAATCAAAGATTAAAAGAGCGACAGAAAGCAATTAAATGAACCTTTTCGGTAATAATAAGAAAGACAACGGAAATGATAAGTCTAGTCCATTCGTGGCTGAAAAGACTAAGGATTCCGTTGGCCTTTTGAAAAAATCGGTATCAAAAATAGGTGAATTAATTAAAAACAAATTTGCACCATCGACCAAATCTAATATGAACAACACCGAATATCTTGGTGAAATTTATAAGATGATGGTTGAGAAACGTGCAACAGAAAAACTCTCCCGTGAAAAAAGAAACAATCGTAGAAAAGAAGATGCTTACGAGGATGAAAGACGCCATAAAGAAATAATTAAGGCTTTATCTATAAGAAGAAAACCTAAAAAAGTTACAACAAAAACAAAAGCGAACGAACTTAAAGATAGAAAAGTTCCTGGAGCACCTTCTGTTCCTCCTGTTGTACCAAAACTACCAATTGGAACAAAACCACCAGCACCTCCAGCGGCACCACCAAAACCACCATCTGGTCCGACACCTCCAGCGGCACCACCAAAACCACCATCTGGTCCAACTCCGCCAACACCTCCTGCACCTCCTGCACCTCCTGCAGCACCTGCACCACCAGCTGGTGCACCTCCAGTTCCACCAACAGGACCATCAGCTGCAAGTAGAGAGGCTATTTTGCGTGCTGAACGAGAAGCAATACAAGCAGAACAGAGAATGGCAGCGGAAGCAAGTAAAAAGGCTGAAGAAGCACGTAAAGCAGCTGATGCTGCCAAAAAAGCAGAAGAAGCCAAACGAGCAGAAGAAGCAACAACAACAGCCAATAGACAGGCTGATATTCTAACTAGACAAAAAAAGGCACCAGAAACACCACGTGGCAGACAAACAAATCCTAATGATCCTAGATTACCTGGTAATCAAACAACACCTCCAGCACC